CAACAGGGGGGCGAATATCGCAGCCCCGTCATTGGATTGGTGGAGCCCATCTGAGACCCAGTTTGCCGGGGTGGCGGCATAGGCTCCGACGGCGCCGATTGCGCTGTTGTTGTGCACCGGGGCATAGCCGTTCAGGGTCGCCGGAGCCCCCGCGAAATAGGCATCCATCAGCCCATTGAACGTCGCCCTGTCCGTCGCTCCGGCGTAAAGAGGGCGCGTGGTGTCGTAATCGATCGAGCTGACCGCCGTGCAGCGCACCATCCCAGGATTGGCCGCTTTGCGCCCCGCGAAATAGGCGATGAGGTCGTCGCGGATTTGCGCGGGCGTTCGTTTCTGATCGATCCCACCATTGGCCCAACACATCGCCACGACATGCGTTTTTTTGCCGAGGAGCTGCGGCACGAAATCGACCCGATTGGGGGCGATCAGCGCCATGTTCTGGGCGTGCATGCCGCCGACCGCGTTGACCATCCACGTCCCATAGGAGAGGCCAAGCGACTGCGCCACGCGGTAAATGGGCGTATTGGTCGGAGCGGTCGTGCCGAAACCGGCCACGATGCTGTCGCCGTCCCCAACGAGGATTTCGGACACCCCCGCCCACGGATAGGGCTGGGCATATCTCTCCCGCAGCCACATTTCGGCTTGGGCGTATTCACGCGGGGTCAGCATCGTGTTCCAGACCAAAATCTCGAAAATGTCGGAATTGGTCTGGAGGGCTCCATCCGCCCGGGCGCCGATGGCGATGGTCTGCCCAGCGGTGGTGATGGAGGTGCTGGCAACCGTCGCGACTGGGAGCCCGTTGCAGTAGAGCTGCTCGTAAAAGCCGTTGCCCTTGGTGATCGACGCCCAGTTCGAGCCCATCGCCGAGCCGCAGGTGAAAAGGACATTGGTCGCCGTATAGGGCACATAGCCCGATGTAAACCGCCCAATGTTCGCGCCATTGGCGAAATAGAGGAGCCCGTTGACGGTGGTCCCGGCACCGAACAGGACGCCTCCGCCACCGGGTCCGGCGCCCCGCTGACGCGCGGCGATCAGCACGGTGTAATTGGCGCTGTCGATAGCGGTTTTCAGGCCGCCGGGGGTCGGGATGGTCATATACTGACCATTGCACCGCATGGCCGCGCGACCGTTCAAGGCGTTCTTGATGAGGATCGGGCGCACCGCAGAGGTCGCCTGGGTTGCGACGACGCCACCGATCTGGTCGGTCCAATTCTGGATTGCGGCACCGTCCGCGCCCGGAACATCGTCAGCCGAGAACCGCGTGACCAGCGCGTCAAGGCGCGGGAGGGCAGTTGCCACCCCCGGCGCCCGGATCTGGCCTGCGATGGAAAGCCCAATGCCCAGCATTAATACCACCCCACGAGCGCAGCCGTGGTGCCGGTGGCGAGAACCCGCGTAGGGCCAAAGGACAGCACCTGGCCTGCGGTCAAAGCATAGGTCACGTTCACGCCATTGGCGTCCTGCAGGACGGCATTACCGGCCGTCAGACAGTAGATCGCGCGGGGACGCACGAGCATGTCCACGGTATCGCTCGGGGTGATGGGGAAATGCCCTCGCCCGGGCGCCTCAAGGTTCACCTTGGCGTTTGCGAAATAGTCCATGTCTTACCCCTTTGCGGCTTCGCCGGCTTCATAGGCCGCCCTTGTGGCGGCATCATCCCAGTCGGTGCCCTCGGCATTCAGCACCTGATAATGGGTGCCGTCCGGGGCGGTTAGGTAGGCGATCCATTCGATGATCATGGGTCATTCCTGTTCGGGTTGGTCGGCCATGTCGGCCGGGTCGGTCATGTCTTCGGTGCCATCGGCCGCCTCCTCGGGGGCCTCGGGAAGCCCGGCCATCTTGCGCAGGGCGTTCTCCAGATCTCGGTCCGGGAACAGCTGCGCGCCCGAGCTGGTGAGCGCGGAGAGGAGCTGCGCCACCTCGGCAAGGCTCTGGTGTTCGAGGTCGCCGCAGGTGATCTCGGGCATGGTCGCGGGATCGAGGCCGTTCAGCTTCCAGACCCGGGGCAAGAGGTGGCGGTTGAACACGTCCGCGATGGAGCCCGCGAAGGCGCCCACGGCGGTCGCGAAGAGCGCGGTCTTGTCCGAGGACAGGGCGAAGGAGCCCACGGCCTGCTGGCCCAGGAAGATGAAATCGGCCAGCACCGAGGTCGCGATGGCGCGGTCCTTGCGGTCGATGATCTTCGAGGTGTCGAGCTGGCGCGAGCCGCCCGAGGACATGAGCTTGAACTCGAACATGAGGTTGCCGCTCTGGTCCCGGTCCGAGGGCATCACCAAGCCCTCGCGCTGATCGCGGCGCACGGTGGTGACGAGCTTCTGCCACTGGGCCAGCACCTGCTTGTCGGTCGGGTCGGCATCGGCGGCGAAGTAGCGCGAAGGGACATAGGCCACGGGCAGACCGGCAAGGTCACGCTCCACGCCGATGGCCTCGATCTCCTCGATGCGCTTCTTGAAATAGTAGGGGCGGTAGGCGCTGCGCAGGATCGAGCGGCCCTCGGGGTTGTTGCGCTGCTCGGTGGTCCTGAACAGGAGCATCTTCTCGATGGGGATCAGCACCTGGGGACCGGACCAAGGCTGCTGCATCACGCCCAGGATCGAGCCGTCCTGGGGGTCGATCTCCCAGCGGGTGATCGTGGCTTGGGAGCGCAGGCTGATGTTGCGCAGGCCGATGCGGCCGTCCGAGTATTTCGACCGGCTCTCGCCCGTGGGCGCGTCCGGGCCGCCGCGGCGCTTCCAGATGATCTCCATCGGCGCATAGCCGAACTGGAACATGGTGCAGGCCTCGTCAATGACGGTGGACCAAGGCACGGCCATGTCGTGCATCAGCTCTTCCACGAACTCCTTGCCAGCTTCGGCATCGGGGGTCTCGTCCTTGGCCTTGACGCCCCACTCGGCTTGCCTGATCAGGGTGGTGAAGGCGAAGAGGACCGCGCCCACGATGGGGTCGTTGTCGGCCATCTCGCGATAGGTGCGGGCGCCTCGGACCCCGGTAAGCTCGGGAAGAAATTCCTCGTTGACGAAGCCCCCGAACTGCTTGAGGCCGGTGCTGCCGATCACGCTCGGGTCGAGGCCCTTGGTCTTCACAGGTGCCTTGGTCACAGGGCTTCTCCTTCGGCGGTGACGTTATCCAGCCATGGGCTGATGCGGGGGATCTGGACCGGATCGGCACCGAGCCCCAAGGGATTGACTTCGCGCCACCGGTGGACCGCGAGCGCCAGCGCCATCACACAGTCGTCGTGATAGCCCTCGGGCGCGGAGTAGCGGACACCGGTCCGGCTGTAGACATACTCGAAGAGTTCCAGCTCCTGCACAATATGCCCCGGAGGGAAACGGATCTGATGGGACTGGATCGCGAGGGCGAGCCCTTCCATGAGCTTCTGCTTGCTCGGGCCCGAGAAGGTGAAGCCGTGGACCCCGTGGCAACGGGTCTGCAGCGCCTCGACAATCGGGTCGCCCACGCCGGTGCTGTCCACGGTGGCGGGCAGGTGGCGGATCAGATCGGCCACGCGGTTCGTGATCTCGGACCAGGGGATGTGCTGGAACCTCTCGAAGCCGCAGACCGTGCCGTTGCGATCCAGGGCGATCACCACGGTCCAGTCGCTGGCCTTTGCAAGGTCAACGCCGATTGCCACGGGGCGCTGGTCCGACATCTCGGCCACGCAAGCCTGGATGTGCTTGAAGCCAAACGGGTTGCCCTCGTCATCGCTGGCCTCGGCCAGGTAAAGCTCGCGGAAAACATTCTCAGGGAGCAGGCGCTTGGCGTCCTCGATCTCCTCGGCCTTCAACACCCCGCCCGCGACCGCGTCATAGGCGTTCATCTTCGCATAGGACATGCCCTTGGCCCCGGCCTCGGCCAGGCGCGCGAGACGGAAGAACCAGTTCTTGCGGCCCTTCACGTTGCCGATGCACCGGACCGGGCCGTTGGTGGCGGTCAGGGTCGAGCGGATCGCGTTCCAGGCCTCCTCCCGGGCGCGGCTCGCCTCGTCCACCACGGCGGCATGCACATCGTCGCCATAGAGG